GGGAGAAGGCCAAGCGTCCTTTCAACTTCACCATCAAGGTGAACAACGATGATGTGGTCAACCGGAAGCACCGAGAAAGACAGAAGGCGTTGACGCAAAATCTGATGGCCCGCTTCCTGTTCGAACTCAAAGAACAGGGATTCCCCGTAGGAAGCGTAGCTCCCAATGAAATGCCGGATCCACCAGAAGAGGTGCAAGAAACTTTTAAGCGCAACTACAGGGACACTCGTGCCATCCGTGGGGAGCAAAGCCTGAACTACCTGAAAGATCGTTTGGAGATCGACCGGAAGCACCAGAAGGGGTGGAAGCACTGGCTGATCAGTGGAATGGTGTGCTCCAAGCGGTCAGCGGGTCCCGATGAAGTGAAGTACGAGATGCTCAATCCGCTTAATGTGGACTACCACATGAGCGACGAGACCGAATTTATCGAGGACGCGCAGTGGGCGAGTCACCGAAAGATGGCCCCGGTCAATGAGGTGATCGACGAGTTCTACGAGGAGCTGACGGAGAAGGAAATCGATGAGCTGGAGGATCCAGGCCGTGGAGGAACGAGAAGTATGGGCTTCATCCAGTTCGACGATACCAACAGCCCGAAAGGCTCGGACACCGATGGTCGCCTTATCGAGGTGATGGAGGTGTTCTGGAAGTCCATGAAGCGCATCGGCATTGTCAGCTATACCGATCGTTTTGGTCGGCCCCAGGAGAAACAGGTTGAAAGCGACTATGATGTAGCAGACGACGAAAGCGTTGAGTGGCACTGGATTAGCCAAGTATGGCAGGGCTACCGCATCGACGACAAGTTCTACAAGAGGGTAGAGCCAGTGCCCGTTCAGCGAAGAGACATGGACAACCCGTCGAAGTGCAAACTGCCGATTAACGGGCGCACGTATTCAGACATGAATGCGCCCAACATCTCCCTGGTGATGCTGGGGATGGCCTACCAGATGTCCTACAACATCTACAAGTTTCGGCTGGAAAACGCCGTGGCGAAGGCCAAAGGCGTTCTCGCGCAGCTCGATATCGACATGATTCCCGCAGACTGGGACATCGACGATTTCATGTATTATGCAGAAGCCACAGGTATCTTCTGGACGGAGTTCAACAAGGAGGGAAACCGGATGAACCCCCAGCATCAGACGGTGGTGGACATGTCGATGCAGGCCATTCAAGACTACGTGGCCCTCCTGCAATCCATTGTTCAGGAGTGGGAGCGCCTGTCGGGGGTCTCCCGGCAGCGGCAGGGAAAAGTGCAGCCCACGGAGACCAAAGGCGGGGCGGAAAACGCCATTGTCCAGTCCAGCTACGTTACCGAAGACTACTTCACGAAGTACAGCCACTTCGAAGAGCGGGACACCCAGGCACTTCTGGACTACTCCAAGTGGGCCTGGATTAACGGAAAGAGCCTCTCCTTCAACGTCGATGACGACACCGAAGGAATGGTGCAAATAGACGGCATCGAGCACATGGAGGCCGAGTACGGCGTTCAGGTCTCCAACAGCCGGGAGGACATGGAGACCATGAAGGAGCTAAAGCAACTCTCACAGGCGATGCTCCAGAATGATGTGCCCTTGTCGGAAGTCATGGAGATTCTGGACGCCAACTCCATCTCTTCGCTGAAGGAGAAGGTCAAGCAAGCGGAGCAGAGTCGCCGTCAGCTTCAACAACGCATGAAGAAGATGGAGCAGCAGGCCCAGCAGAAGGAGCAGCAGATCGAGCAGCAGAAGATTCAGGCGGACTTGCGGGAGGCGGAAATGGACAACAATACCAAGCTGAAAATCCAGCGCATGAAAAATCATCTCAAGCAGCAGAAGATGGAGATGGAAGACGAGCAGCACGAGAAGGAAATAGAACTAGAAGAAGAAGAGTTGGAGGTCGAAGCCGACCTGGAAGAGAAGAAAATGGAAGTTGGAGACCAGGATGGCTAACGCGGTCCTAAACGTCTTCACACAGTTCAGACATAATTAAGTGTCATATAGTAAGGGCGCTAATACAGTCTGAACAAACCCCCTTTACCACTCTACTAATCAACACAGCAACCAGCATTACTATGCCCCTCGACCTAGGAAACATCAATTACGAAGACGTCGCGGCTGGAGATCAGCCCTCCACTGAAGAGGAGGAAGAGACTCCGACAGAGGACGACGTTTCCACCGACGACATTCCGAATCCCGAAGATGTGGAGGAGGAAGAGCAGCAATCCGAAGAAGAGTCTCCCGATGAAGAGGAGACACCGGATGAGGAGGAAGAAGAGGTTTCCGACGAAGAAGAGTCTGGCGAAGAGGAGACCGAGGAGACTGATGAACCGGAAGTCAGCCTCTTCGAAGAGATCGAGACCCAGATGGGTGTCGACGTTGGTTCCGAAGAGAAAGAATACGAAGAGACCGTAGAAGGTCTGGTGGAGTTTGCCCAGGATGCCTCCCAGAAGATTGCGGAGCAACAGTGGCAACAGGTCTTCGAAGAGTATCCCGACCTACAGCAATACTTTCAGTATCGGGTCCAGGGAGGCGATCCTGACGAGTATCAGGAAGCCTTCTTCAACACTTCCTACCAGGATCGAGAGGTCCAGGAAGACGACAAGTCCCAGCAGCGGAAGCTGATCCGCGAGAATCTCTCCGACGACTTTGAGGAGGAGGAGATTGAAGACATGCTGGATCAGTACGAGGCTTCTGGTACCCTCGAAATGGAGGCCAAAAAGTCTCTCCGGCAGCTACAAAACGAGGAGGAGAAGCAGCAGGAACAGCTTCTGGAGGAGCAAGAGGAGAAGGCGAAGGAGCGCCAGAAGCAGATTGAGGAGTACTGGGACAACGTCGAGCAGACGATCGAAGAGAACGACGAGTTTAAGGGCCTCCCGATTCCAAAAGGAGAGAAGGGCGACTTCTTCGAGTGGATGTCGAAGGACGTGACCGATGGACAGGGGATATCGCAACGCGATCAGATGGTGCAGGAGGCTGGACTGGAGACCCGCTTGGCCATCGACCTGATGCTGTACTACGACTTCAATCTGGAAGAGCTTGCGGAAATCAAATCGAAGAGCAGCTCTGCAAAAGATCTTCGTAAGAGGCTCAAGTCCTCTTCTGGTCAGGCCGACGTCACTGATGAGAGCAGCAACGACGTAGACGACGCCGAGGCTACCGCTGATGACATCCCTGAAGTCAGCGATATACTCGGCTAACCTCTCTCTAATCTCCCTTTACCAACAACCAGCAACCAGCACTTATGCAGGTAGGACAGACGTATTACAACGACTCTCAAATGACGGACAGCAACTCGCTGGCCAATGCCCTCGTGCAGGCCCCCGCGAAGCTGTCCCAGTTTCTCACCTTCCTGGGAGGCCGGGAAGATGAGAAGTTTCCCCTTTCATTTCTCACCGAAGGCGTAGGCAACGCCAAGTCCATCAACAAGGACGAGTACGAGTATGACGTGCAGGGTCGCATTTCCGAAACCCGTGCAGTGGCGGAAACTCCTGCGGTCACCAGTGGCGTCGGTCGTGGGGGTCAGCCCTTCACGGTGACGTTCCCCGACAAGTGGTTCATCAAGGACTACGTCCTGATCAGCCAAAGCGGCGTGCAGGCACGCATTATGCGAGAGCCGGTGCCCAATGGCTCGAACTACGACTACACCCTTCAGCTTGTCGATCCCGATCCCTCGACGGTGGTCCCCTCGGAGGACCTCCAGGCAGGCGCGGAGTGGGGCCAGCTCTTTGCCCCGGTGGGCAAGGACTTCTCTCGCGGGAACGCCTCCAACTGGTCAGCTCCCCACAAGATCAAGCACAAGCTGACCACCATCCGGAAGAGCTATCAGCTTTCGGGGGAAGCCCAGAATACCGTGATGGAGGTCGAGCTTCCCACGCAGGGCGGCGGCACCTCCAACATGTGGATGGACTACGAGGAGTGGCAGAAGATGCTCCAGTGGCAGAAGGAGAAGGAAATGCTTCTCTGGTACGCGGAGCAATCCTATAATGAGGACGGCATCACGCCCCTCAAGGACGAGAATGGGCAGCCCGTTAACGTCGCTCCCGGCGTTCTCCAGCAGATCGTCAACAAGGACACCTACAGTCGGCTTACCGCCGACAAAATCCACAACACGATCGGGGACCTCTTCTACGGCATGACGGATGCCGATCAGAAGCAGGTCACGCTGTATACAGGAACAGGTGGTCGCCGTGAGTTCGATCGTGCCATGAAGAACGAGCTTGGGAACCTGGGCTACACCCTGCTCGACAATGGCAAGTTCGTTACCGGAGAGGGTACTGAACTCGAACTCACCGGGTACTTCACCAGCTACCGTCA